TTTTATAATGTAAATAAAAAACCCTTGCCACCACAAATGTTACCAGAATTTGTTTTACAAGGGTTATCCCATAAAGGAATTACTTTACAGCATTGTAAACGTTATCTCCCTGGTATCTGTTAAGTCTCGGAAATTTGCCCCGTAAACGTCTATCCTTAATGTATGCTCACCGGGAGTAATACCGTTTAAAATAGAGGTTAATTCATAGTACATATAATTGCCCCGGCTTGAAGGGAAGGCAACACCCGCCCATAAGTTTTTATTCTTTCCCTGCAATACTTTTGTTTTTCCTGAAGGATCAATAGAGAAAACAACTGCATAGGCCGTTTGATCTAAAGTGGCACTAACGGGTAAACTATTAGTTAGTGTTACTACACCGCCGTCTGTTGGAGTAGTGGCAATAATTGTTTGACCAAATGAGGTAAAAGAAATTGCGATAAGTAGTAAAGTAATTAGCTTTTTCATGTTGATTTTATTTTTAGAGTGCTTTGAGAAACTTTTTATGATATCCGGCTATGAGTTCCGCCTTATCCATTCCGTTAATTATGCGCCGGGCATTTACGGGATCGTCTTTTTTATCGTTAAAATAATCTTCCAAACTTTTGCCGGTGAAGTCGCCCCGGTAAGAATTGCCGGTAAGCATACCCTCAAACATTATAGCTACAGCGATATCCGGTTTTAATGCCCATTCAGGATGATTAACAAGGTCAATACCTAACAGCCTGCCCATTGTCTCATAATTACCCTTCCAGGTCAGTTGAACAAAGCCCCGCCCGTAATAAGTTTTCCCTGTTTTCGGGTCTGGTTTGCCGTAAGCCCGGCCCCTGCCTTTACCGTATTCTTCTATAGGCTGCATAGTGCTTGCTGTTTCATGGTAAGCAGTTGCAAGCATGTAAGCAAGCCTTCTTTTATCACACAAATCTTTGCGCTCCCATTCGCTTAGAATTGATTCCATGCCCTGCACCTGTGAAGCGGTTAGTTTACCACCAAATATTGGTTTGCGGACGATATCGTAAAATGATTCTTTGTTTATCATAACCCCATTCTTTGAGCGATATCCTTAATTTTTCTTTCGTGCTCTTTGGTAACCTTACCCTTTGCTTTTGCTGTATTGTAGCCCATTAACCGGAATATGGCATAAGCTATTATTCTACTTCTCCCTGCTCCATTCCAAAAAACATCTTTCACAGTAACACGGTTAATTTCTTCTCCAATGTTTTTACGCCTGAGCATGGCAACCACATTGCTTACTTCGTTGTAGTCTTTGGTTGCTACTAATTGTTTATCTGTTGGCATAAGTATATTTTAAGTGTAGATAATCCCTTTGCCGTCGTTTTTATTATAACCTGAACCCCAAAGGCCACCGACTACAGTTGACTTAGGCCCAAGTGAAGAAACGGTATTTCCACTTTCTGTATAGCATAATTGAAAGCCTGATCTTGCATTACCCCAATCCCTGACAAAGAAGTCTCCCTGCTTATTGTAGTGGCACATGCAGGATATGTAATTGTTACCGAGGAAACTATCATCATGAAAACCATAACGCCCGTTATCCCTCGCATCATTGCCTATAAACGTTATTGCATTGGCATCAGTCCTACCGGCAAAGAATCCATCGTTCACATTTTCTAATGAATGGCAATGTTCAACCCATGACCCGCTTGAATCTGTTCCCTCATCCATGTTAGACCAAAAGTCTATTCCATTATGCCCGAATCCTTTTACGTGAATGCCTCTTAGTGTAACCCTTGCCGTTGTACGTATGCCGCTTTTCCAGGGAGTAGTTTTACCCTGTGCTATGATGGCTAAATTTTCAATGATAGTTCCCTGAAAACCTTTTGTTCTTTCAATCCAAATACCGTCCGATCCATCAGGAAAAATTAGCCGTGTACCGTTGCCCCAAATAGTGCCATTGTCACCAAATAAATGAACAGGCTTAGAATCTATTTCTATGCGTCTTGCAAAATGATAATTACCGGAGGGTATTTTTATAGTCGGGCAAGCCCCGTACGGAAATAAACTAAGATGCTTTTCAATGGCTGCGCTGTTTTGCTCCGGTGTATTAGTTGGTAAAAGGTCAGGTACTAAATCAGTTCCTATTACAATCGGTGGCGGTGGAGGTATTTGTTCAACCGGCCCAACTACTGACCAATACATATTTTCTTTGGGTAAAGCCTGTGCGCTTAAAATGTCTCTATCTGCTACGTACTGAATGCCGTTAACCGTTACTATGTCGCCTTTTGTATATGCTCCCGGTTTAAATTCCATAGTCATTTAATTATAAAATCCTACTATGCTAAAAGCAAGCAGAATTATTAAAGCCAGTTTTACCATGCAGCCCGGCATTTTGTTATTTTTTAACTACTTCCAAATTGCCCTGTTTCGCTTCCTCTACCATTTTATCAGATGGGTTGGAAACAACAAGAGAAGGCCCGTTAAAGAATTGCTTTGCCAGATACGCTAATAGTGCGCTTAATGCTGTTATGCCAATAGCTTTCCAGTCAAAGGTTAACGATCCATTTTCTAATGTTTGGATAAGTACCGTTATTACGGGAGTGCCTACTGCGATTATTAACCCTTTCAAAAAGTCATTCTGACTTAAAGAGTATTTCGGTGCGGTTGCTTTTACTTCTGCCATGATGCTATTTTTTAAGTATTTGTTCAATCTTTGATTCGATGCTACCCATTGCTCTCGCTTGTTCAATACGGTATCGCATTTTGTCGGTATTCACTTCCTCTATCTTGTTAGATAGATGCTCCCTGGTTAAGTGGTTTTCAGTCTCTATTTTTCTTTCAACACTGTCAATTTTAGAGTTCACCTTTTCAAACCGGTCTAAATAATTCCTTTCAATCTTATCTACCTTTTCCAATTTCTTTTCTACCATTGTCAAAACCTTTTGCCCTAACCATTTTAAAATACCATACATTACTCCAAGCGTTGCAACAAGTATGGCCCACTGATCAAAACTTTTCATTTCATTTTTTTTAGTACGGATTATATAGTACAATTAAGGCTCCACATTATGGTAACACTCCGATATGATAAGTTTCGTTTGTAATCGTTCCTGCCGCCGGGGTGCTGTATGTTCCGTCTCCATCGTCTCTTAAAACTGGTGTGGTTATCCCGGTGTTCTTATCCCAAACAATACCCATTAAACTTGGTACAGGATAAGCGGTTGCCGGTAATTGATAGGTGGCACTTTCTAAAAGTGGTGTGATTACTGTATTGTTTCTAAATACAGAAACAAAAACCAAAGGGCCGGATAAAAACGATAATAAGTCTGCTTTTTTACCCCAATGAACCGCCCCGCTACGTGCTGAAATACTGGTATTCCTCATGAACAAACACCACATATTAGGATCGGTTGCATTCTCATTGTGGTGTGTGCCGTAATTGTACCATGACACCCTGTAATCTTCATCCGTGTTTTGGTCTGTTGTCCAGTTAAAACAATTTCCAAAAGGTTCGGACATTGTTAATGCAACGTGGCCCACTTGTGTAGACTTGCCAACTTTACCTGTACTTGAATTATTGTAAATAGTTACATTGGTACACATACCGGCAAGGCCTATAACACTTGTGGCATCCGGTTGTACTTTCCAGCTTAACCCGGTGGCTAGTGTAATTGTTTTAGTGGTGTAGTTTGTGGCGGGTACGTTTAACCTTCTTACCTGCCCTGCACCTTTACCTTTTAAGATATGAGCATACCAAATTTCCTCATCGTTCATAGGGAAAAGAGAACTTGAAAACGTGGCTGTAGTTGTAGTTGTGCTTGTTGGGCTTGCTGAAAATTCCGTTTCTGCGCCTTCCGACATAAACGCCTCTCCCTGGTTTTGATCTATTGCGTCTCTAGGCCCTACCCTGTCACCTACATTACCGGCGAAATAATAATTGCCCTGCCCTCTCCATGCCCCTTGTCCACTCCAAAAGCGGCCGGTACCTTGTTCATCGCTTGCTGTACCGTAATCTTCCCATGTACAATTTTCAACCGCTACTTCTTCACATGCCCATGTAGTAATTGAGTAGCCAATGTCGCCTGCCTGCTTAAATGAAGAATTATCAATAAATACTTGGGTGTTGTGGTTTAAGTCTAGTGACCGGCCCCACAAGTCACAACCGGAAATGTAAATACGTGAACGGTTATTAAAGTAAGAGAATGAGTTTGTTTTGGCGTCTATCCGAACATTTTTAAGAATAAAATATTCATTGTTTTCGAGGTTAAACATTCTTCCACCTGCGAACGTGTTGTTAGTCTTTATACCTATGTCCTCAATCTGAAAGTTAGTAGGATTGCCGGCTTCAAATAAGTAGTTGCCTGACCAAGATGCAGTAGTAACTAGCCTTGTGGTTGTCTTGCCTAATCCTTTTAACCGTATTTGGTTATTAGATTTTAATTCTGCATTTACCCAAACATCCCCGCTGGCATTTACAACTATCGTTTTGTAAGCCCCGCCGTTACTATTAATGGCGTTATTGATAGCTGTAGTATTTGCGCTTGCAGCCGCTTCGCTGTTGGCCGTTACCGATACGTTTACTGTTGCACCTGACCATGTAATACCACTCCAAACCTCTAAATTCTTAGGCGACTTGCTCCACCCGTAATTTGTGCCATGTCCGTTATGCGTCCATACTTCATACGTGCCATTAGCTACTGCGGGCACAGTGTATTTTATATGGTGAGGGTTAACGCTGGTTACTGTAGCCTGTGTAATAGCCCCGCCGCTGGTATTTTTTAAATAAACGTATGCTGTAGACGTTCCAAAAGAAGTGGATAAATTGCGGCCATAAATACGCCCTACATCGCCTGCCTTAGCTTTTGTTTCTATCCAATATATTTCAGAGTTATTTATTAAAACAGGTTCACCTTTGCCGGTTGCATTTTGCGCACAAATTAAAAACGTGCTCCATGTTCCAATGGTTGAAGGCAGGGCAATCGTTGCCATCTGGTTAGTTACGTCGATGCTCTTAACCGTTGCGTTTGCTGTTGTTGTTTTCGAATAAACTATAAAGGTTGTGCCGCTTGTAAAATTGGCCCCGGTTAATACTATAACATCATTGGTGGCCCCTGTCCTTACCCACTCGGAAATAACAGGCGTTCCCGCCGCTGCTGTACCTGAAATACTAGGTGTGAAATTGTTGTCTCCAGGTGCAGTTTGGCCGCTTAGGTTGCTATAGGTGAAAGTGGGGAAGGTAGTGCCTGCGGGTGGCGTTACATTAGCCGCTGGAAATTTTAAAGTATCTACCGTTGTAGCGGGTGGTGTAGTCACTACAGATTTACTTTCTAACTTTGTTACCCTTGCAGCTAGTGTATCATTGCTTACAAAAGAGGTTGATTTTACATACTTCCAATTAGTATTACTTCCTGAAGGTGGAGTAGTTGAATTATGATTTTTGGTAGCTGCGTACACATCACCGTAAGCGTCTTTAGCCAGTGCCCCTATGGAGTAGTTGCCACGTTTCCACATTGGTTGTGGGTATGATACAAAGCATTGAGAAAGGCAGAATATTATTAATAGATTTTTCATTTTGCTTTGAGTGCTTTAATTTCTTTTTTCAGGGCTTCTATCTGTACTTGTTGCTCCTTCACTGCATTTACTAAAGCGGCTAAGATTGCGTTTGTTTCCAGCGATAACGTCCCTTGCTTATCCTTGCCTTTATGTACTGCACCGGGTATTACTTTCTGTACGTCCTGAGCTATAAAGCCACTCATTACCGTTTTAGTGGCGTCGTTATTATAAATAAATGTTGAGGGGAGTAATTTTTTAACGGCATCCAAACCGTATGCAAAAGGTTTGATTGAATTTTTTACCCTTCTATCAGATGAGGAGGTAATATTTCCCGATCCGTCAAAGGTGGCCGTACCTGCTGTGTAAGTACCTGCCTTTAATGCTCCTGTCGCTCCTATCTGAAAATGATTTGTTGTGCCGTTGTCTGCACTAAATATTTGCTTACCTGTTGTCCTTAAAAAATAGTCCCCCGTGGCCGTTCCCGTTACTCCAACATCTGCACCCGTACTAATTGCCATTAACATTTTTTCGGTTCCACTAACCGACAAACCAAAAGAAGGAAAGGCTTTATCAATTGTTAGTTGCCTGTTTATGGTTGAACTCCCTATAGTTACTTTGCCCGTACTGTAATAAATATCGCTGCCTGTTGTTACCCATGCACCGCCTCCAAAGGCAGTCCATGAACCGCCACTGTTTTTAAATTTTAAAGTGCCGCCATCGTCCCAAAAACCATAACCTGAGCTTCCCCTTGTATTGCCCCAATACAAATATTTCCCTGCTGAAATACCCGCATCGTTCGAAAACCAATAAGGGCCTATTTGTATTTTAACGCCTGATGGCTGCGCTGTTGCTGCCAGCGAACAAAATAAAAATGTGTATAGAAAGAGTTTTTTCATCTTAATAGTATTCGTCTTTGATTTTATCTACTATATCATCTGCTATTTGCTTCATGCCTGAATAATTCCAGTGATAAGGATTATCTACAGGATGTTTCACTGGTGCGCCTGCTGTACTTACATAATGGCAATCATCTAATTCTGCACATATTTCAGCTATAGCAGTATTGAAAGCAGACGTCCCCGTTATGTCGTTAAACTGTGTCATTATTATTCGTACACTGCCATAGCGTAACCTGATTTTTTCGAAGTGTGCAATGGTGGCCGCTTTCCAAGTGGCAACAGAAGTACCCGCCACCATATCGTTTAAACCCTGTGACCAGATAAGGTATAGTTGCAGCGTTTTACCTTGTCCTTCCAAAATGTCAACCGCCGCATCTACACGGTCTTTAAACTTTGTGTAGTAAGTGCCGCCATCGTTCCACTGTGCTATGGTGGAAGAACCCTGGCCTGTTTTTACCATGTGCAGCGTACCTATACCAAAAGCAGTTCCGGCATCTTTACGGTTTGCTATCTGTAATTCCCAGCCGTGCCACTGGCTTGTTGGGGCATCGTCTATATCCTGGTGGTCTAAAATATTATTCGTTCCTATATCCAGCGTTTCAAAAAGAAGCGTGTAGGAGTTTATAATTTTTACGTTTGTTCGTGGTGCTAGTTCGGGGCTTGTGGCATCTGAGTTTTCAGCTTCACCGCCTGCATTACTTTCACCGCTAATTATAACAAGTGGCGTAATAACAGCCTCGCCATAAATGCCTATTATTTGCGACTTAACACAGGAAGAAAAAGCAAAGCACAGTATCAATATTATTATTCTCATTCGCTTAAGTTTGTGCCTATTGGTGTATACATTTTACCCTGTCCGTAGAAGTCGCCCACTACAAATAAATCAGCGGAAGAACTAAAGGAGGAGGTGGCTAGGTCTGTCCATGTAACGGCATCCGCACTCTTTTGTATTTTGATAGTAGAACCTGTTCGGGAAATGCCGTAGTAATAGCCAACCGTCAATGTCTCAGAGGTAAGGTTTGTAAAAGTGCCATTTTCTACATACGCTACATAAGGAATAGCTTCGAATGTTCTTAGCCATAAACCGATTTCCATATCTGCAAACCCGGTAAGCGCATTAGTAGTATTAAACCCTAAAAATGTTTGCCCGCCATCTGTAGCCGTATATCGGAAATAAATACGACCGTCATCACCCGCCGCTAATTTTTTGCTGTTTAATCCTAAGTGACCAAAAGAGGCATCACCGTTGGAAGTCCAAACGTTTGCAGTATTAAATAGTGTTCCGTCTGTAGTGGAGAAAAAAGCAGATGTTACCGTTCCCGCCGTCCATACATTACTGTTAGAGGCTTCAACATATACCGTTTCATTTTCTTCAAGTGCCGGATAAAAAGTTATAGTTGTACCGCTAAAGGCAATGCCGTAAGTAGTGGAGGCCCTTTGTATTCTTCCATCACGCCACACCCTTACATGCTTGCCTGAAAGGTCACTATTTATAAAAGTTGTTTGTCCATCTGTTGCTTCAAAATCCCATTCTATTAACTGGATGGAAGGTGTAGGAGTTTGATTAACTATAACCCCATCCTGATATATTAAAGCGTCGCCGTTTGCTACATCTGTAGGGGCGAAAACAAGGGCATCCTTATAAGTTTGATCGTCGGCAAGTACTTTAGTACCTGCACCTCCTGATCCTGTTCCTAATCTTGCCTGCGCAATTGTTCCTGTTATCTTGCTTGCAGCTACATCATTAATTTTTGCATCGGTAACGGCAAGGGCATTTATTTTAGCGGTTGTTACTGCGTTGTTGTCAATGGTAAAAACCGATCCTGTAGAAGAAACGGTTATATCTGTTTTGTCTCCATCGGAAACGCCGCTAATACTTATGTCACCACTCCCTAAAAGAGAAGTAGAATTGATTGTTTTGATATTCGTACCACTTATAAGGGTTGCCTGCTTTGCTGCAAGGGCCGCATAAACCCCGCCGCTTGTTACAAGGTTAGTACTTGAAGCTGTTGGTGTAGCATCTGGCAAAACGGCAACTATAGAAGTATCTGCACCTATTATTTTAGGGAATAAGGGAGTTTGCAAACTCACCATATCGCTCAAATCCATTGGTAGAAAGCTGTCGGAAGAACCAGAGCCACCTAAATCAATTTCACCAACATCATCATGGTAGTAATAAGGCCGCTTGTCCGACTTTACGTAAAACATTCCACCGTCTGCGCTTCCCCCGCTTGTTAAGTCTGTCTTTGGTCTTAAAACCAGGTAACCGTACTTATTAAAATTGCCGTCGAAGCTATAGCCTACTATCGCCCGCAAAGTGTCACTTGAAAGCACACCAAAAGAGCTGGCATTTAAACCTAGCGTCGTTGTATTTCCTTCGGTAGCTACAGACTGCAAATCTTGTGAGCCGCTACCAACCGCCGCCGCTACACTATCAACATAACCTTTGTCTACAAGTGTTCGGCTATCGAATAAGCTGCCATAATTTGCGCTGTATTTTGCAAGGCCGTCCCTTGTAATGTAAAATTTATTGATGCCTAACTTTTGTAACGTAAAGGCATTGCCTGCGCTGTTGCCGTTGTCAATTGTTAAGCCTATACCGGAAGTATTATAATTGGCAACAAATAAACCTGTTGAGGAACTTGCATTTTCCAGGTATATACCGTTCCCGCTTGAAGCGTTATTATAAACGCTTAACCCGTTGTTTGATGTTGAATTATTTGTTATTACCTGTGCTGGTGCAGTGTTTACGGTTGTTTCAATTATAAGAGGGTTTAAACTACCGGAAATAACATAATTGTTGCCTGCTGTTAGTACTTGTTGTATTGTTGGAGTGGTTGCCGTTACCGTCCAACTTCTATTTGCACTTAAATCGTATGTAGTACCGTTTATAGTTATTGTTCGAGTAAGTGGAACGTAACGGGCATCCCCAACCGTATGAATACCTGTTGTCCAATCCGAAATAGTAGAAGATAATTGGGTTCCTGTATGGTTCGCCCTTGCAAAATAATAAGAAGGAAGAACGCCGTTAAATAACTCTGTGTTATCAACTACTCCATCGTTATCGGTATCGTATGTACTTTTAACCATGTCACCAATACCACCGCCTGAAACGAGTGCTTGTATTGCGTCCCAATGGGCATCTAAAGAATCGATAAATCTATTAACCGTAACCCATCCACCGCTTGCAAGGGCAGTAGACCAGGCAGCATGTACAGCATCCCAATTAGTTTTGTTATAGCCTCCTACAATGGTAGTGCCTCCAAGAATTGAGTTAATATTGGTTTTGGTGTAGTAATTAGCGGAAACGTAAGTATTAATACTATCTATCCCTTTTTGCCTCCAAAGCCTTGTGGAAATTAGGTTTGTGTCTACTCTGAATGTATTGCTTGAAAGAAGCAGACCGTAACCGGCAGAATAGGTGGCACCACCGGCCCCGCCTAATTGAATCCATTGGTGCCCGGTATTTACATAAATAGAGCTGTCGGTAGTATTAAAATAAATAGCCCCTGTGCTGTCGCCTGTAGAATTGAAAGCCGGTGTTGATCCAAACGGAACACGTAAGGCTATTTTAAATTGGCCCCTGTTCCATCTATACCCGTAGTTAGGTAAATCCGTCCAAGATTGCGCCTGCGCTATGCTGCTAATAAACAACATCAACACAAGCATCCAAACTGCGCCCGTTCTATGGGCGAAAGTTCTTTGCTTCATTTGATTATTTTAAAGAATCGCTACTATATACTTTCCTAAGTTGTCTACTCTTTGCTCTGTGCCACCTGTTGAACCTGTTGTTTTCGCTGCGTCAAATTTGCTGTCGTTACTTCCTTGCTGGCCTCCAAATGTGCTGCCGTCAAAATGCGTATCGTCTGGTAACCCGTGGTCGTGGCTAATAATCTGTTGTGTCTGCAAACCGCCTGAACCCTGTGAAAGCCTTTCTGAATCTGTTGTTCCGTCAAACTGTAATAAAGCCCTGAATGACATTGCCCTTGCATCAGGAAATTTAAATTTTCCGTTTATCGTATCAATCGCAAACTTTCCCTTGTTCTTACTATAGAATTTTGTTACACCACCAATTACTACACTTTGTGAGTGGTTCCAATCTGTATAACTCACCTTCATTTCTTCAGGTAAATTATCTATCATTCTTTGGAAGTCGGAAATATTATATTCTGTTCCCGATCCATCGCAAAGAATAGTGCCTCTCAAATCCTTATTATTGGTAAATTCTGTTTCCCCTGCTTTTTTATAATTGCCTGAGTAAGACGAAACATAAAGAACCCCGCCGCTGGCAGTAAACTCTATTTCTTCATCTTGTGCCAGATCGATAAAGTTTCTTTCTTCACCCATAAAATCAACGGTATCTTCAAAACTTAACCGCCAATATCTTTGAGTTCCGGTGTAGGTGGAGAAAGAAAATTTAGAATCTTGTATAGAAGCAAAATCAGGGAAAGTAGTTGTAAGCATAGCGCCTGATCCTTTCGCTACATTGTGCGCATAGTAATTATCGTTAAAGGCTTCGCTTGTTGTTACTTCATTTACTACGCCCGGCTCAAAGTCGCCTGTACTGCCTTGCTTTTCGCCAATAATTTGTACCGTCCATGTGTCGCCTGTTTGAAACTGTTCCACCCCCCCAAATTCGTCCTCTACCGTCAATTCAAAACCATCATCATTTAATTGGTATTCGTCCTCACGCCTGAAGCCTGTACCCCTACTGCTAACCGTGTATTCCTTTCCTATCAACCGAGCATCTGTTAAAATTGATTGCTCAGAAGTAGGATCGTAACTATTTGGGCCGTCAACTACATAATGGTAAGTCTCAATAGTATTGCCGAACATTTCACCATCAACACTCCAACCGGGCCGAAGCTGTGTTTCAAGTGTGGTGCCGTCGCTTGAAGAATAGAAACGGAAAATATAAACCTTTCGTTTTAGGTTAAGAGGTATGCACGTTTGCATAGATACGGACGGCGGGAAAACTTCCCTACCTACTTCAGTAAGTGGTGAAGATGCAAGCTGCCAGGTAATAATAATATTATCCGTAACACTTGGAAAAACAAAGTCTATACCTCTTGCCATTAGTTTATATCTATAATGTTTTCTTCGCCTTCATCGTTAATTGAAAAGCCTTTACTTGCTACAGAAACAACAAATGAATCAGGGCCTAAATTGATGCCATCGTTATCAAATGTTTTTCTTGCTACGTTCCGGCTTTCTCTCATTTCAATAGACCAACCCCGTAAAGGATATTCTTCTATTGCTTTTTCTTCGAGTTTAGCGCCTTCGTTCTTTGTAAAACCTCTACCGTCAATGGTTATAGTTTTACAGCCTAAAACGTAGTTTAGTTTATCAATTAAATAGTTTGGAATACCAAATGAAGATGATAGTATTAACTCCCAGATACGAAAGGGAACGCTGTTAAGAAGCGTCATGTTTAATACCTGATCTTCATAAAACGTGTCTTTGCTGGCGGGTTGTTTGTATCTAATCTTACCCAAAACACGAATAGAAGGCTCAAGGCCTGTCTCAAAAATCCAATCAGCGTAAAAGCGGGGATTTGTATATTCCAAAAGTATTGAATTTTCATGTACTTCCCGTATAAAAATTGGCTCAGAAATTAAAGTTTGTGAAACGGGATTTCCGCACTGCATACGCAAAAAATATTGCCCTTCTTCGTAAGCAGCTAAATCAAAACTGGTTTCATAAACAAACATGGTTGGCTCAAGTTCGTTTTGCGCTACCTGGTTTAAAGTATTCGTTTCAAATATTCTGCCCCTGCTGTTTATTATCTCAATCTTCAACGGTGCGTAATCGCTCTGCACTTGAATGTGTATAGCGTCGGTAGTTTGAAATGGCTGGCAAAAGGGTTGGTACTGTTCCCATGCTTCAATTGTTTCCAAATAGGGTACGGAATCAAAAAACTTAGAAAGGTACTGAGGCAAAGTCGTTGGGTCGTTTTCGTGAAACTTTACCGGGTTAAGAGGGGATATGTATAATTTATTAGGCATTATATTAAAGTTTTTAAGTCGTTAGAAGGTGCAGCAAGTAATTTGTAAGCCTGTTCTTTGTTGGTGTTTGGCGCAATACCAGCTTTAACCAGGAACCCGATAAATAATTGATCGTACCAATGAAAGGAAAATGATTTGTTAGGGTTTGCTTCTAAAGTATCTACTATGTCCGTTGGTACTTCGGTATCAAATTCAAAATAGAAGGGGAGGAATATTTTATTGGTGTCTATCTGGTAATTGGAACGCTCTATAATAGTTTCGCTGCCTAAAACTGTTTTCAGTTTATCGTTTCGCTCTGTTGTTTGAAATACAAATTCCTGTCCTTCAAAACCGTTGAATATGCTGTTAAACCACGGCTCATGGTTAGCGAATATTCTTTTAGGTGTTAATTCCTCAATATTAAAAACGCTTGGGCTAACGCCTTCTAATACATCGTATGTTTCACGCTTTAGTGTGTAGGTAGAGAAAGAAAGTGTAGCTCCGTCCATATCTTCAAGCGCCATATCTTCAATAATTGACAGGTAAAAACCAGAACCGGGTACAACTTCACCGACACTGGCAATAGTATAAGGGCCGTCATTGGTCGGTGAGCCTGTAATATTTATTCGTACCCCTGCATAAAATAATGGCTGCTTATCATCATGCCCTTGAATATTAATTAAACTACCTGTAGCACCTGGAATAAATACACTTAAAGGGCCTGCATTAAAATCAGTAACAACAAAAGAGTTTATTTCTTCCTCAACATTCAAGATAATTACGTCGTTATCTTTTGAATTATCTGTAGTTGTTTTGCCTTCTAAGTTTATACGGGTAAGCTCTATAACGTAGGGGTCAGCAATGTAAGGGCTGATAAGAGAAAGCTCTTTTACTACCTTAGAAATGGGTGTAGTGTATAAATGGGAATTATTAAAACTGAGCTTGCCGTTTACATCGTCAATGGTTCTTTCTGTGTAACCTATTTTTACTGTATTGTGTAAAAGGTCTGTAGATACCGAAACGTTTAAATCTTTTACCTGCCCTAAATAAATCGGGTCTGTTTCGTTCAGGAAGTGTAAATAATCTTCAATGACTATTTTGTTATTCTCTAACCCGATGCCGGCACCATAACGAACTTTGTTATCCTGGTAAAAATCGTTTAGGTGTGTTTTGATCTTAGCGCCTGCAATGCCTCTAACAGCATCGCCTGAAGTATAAACAAGGTTAGAATGTGCCTCTAAAAGTGTTGAGGCTGCATTTACTTCATTGCCGATAATCTTGGCCCCTAACCTTTTAAATAAGGTAATTGGTTTTAGGCATCTTGCATAAGTTTCTCTATAGCGTGTATTGTAGGTGGCTTTTATTGTCGTTTCGGCAAATATTACAGAAGCTCCAACACCACCGCTAAAACCCGGAGCGATAAGCCTTATCGCTAAATGTTCGTTAGGGCCTAATGTTACCGTTAAATCATAAGTGGCTTGGTAATAATTGCCAGCCGTGACAGGATTAAAGGTGTCTGTTTGAAAAATTGTAACTACGCCCGCCGCCGTTTGTTTGTAAAGTGTTACTATTACCTGTTCGGCAATATCATCAGGCTGAAAACGAACACTGCCTTTAATCAATACAGGTACATCATCAGCCGTACCATTTAATAAAAAATACGAATCACTATCATCTACTTCTTGCGAAGTGGCGGCAACGCCATAAGCAGTGCCTTCTTTATTCAGAAATACGATAGGCACAACGGGCGAAAGCCTAGCCCCTTCAATGCCGCCCGGCACTAAGAAGTTAGCAGTTTCAGAAAGCAAAATCCCATCCATCTTAACAGAAATACTTTCGGGATCGTCAACAGGTATTTCATAAACGGTGCCTTCGTTAGCTTTCATCTTTTTATAAAGACCGCCTTCGGCAATACTTACCGTTACTTTTGTTTCCTGATCTTTAAGAGTAGAAAGGTCAATTTCTCCTTTGTAGAAAAACTCATAACCGTACTTGTAAAACCCGCCGCCATAGGTGACATTTAATTTCTGAATGATTAAGTAAACTTTTGCCTCTATGTTTTCCTTATAAATTATGTTTCGTAATATCTCTGCGCCGTCCTCAACAAATCCAAGTGGTATAGAGAAGTTTCTAACAATACCGATTTTAGTCATATCCCTTTCCCATCCTATCGCTAAATCTTGCCATCCATCGGGAGTGTAAACAAGCGGTGTACGCTGGCTAACTTTTTTAAGTACACCGTTTTGCATGGTGTAGCTTTTGCCGTCTTCAGTAACTAAAAAGTAAAGCCATTCTCTCATAGAAATTCGTTAATTGAATTGTTTGATCTTAGCCATTTTTTCATTATGCCTTCAACTTGAATATTAGGTTGAGGAATGTTTTTTATTGCCTGTACTACATTCTTTTCCATTTTACCAATTGCGTTTGCTGTTGTAGTGTCTACAGGCTGTTTAACAGTAGCGGCCCTGCTCATTGTTCTATCTGTTGAATGCTTAGCCATTGCCGACAATATATTTACATCAGGAAGAATTACGTCGCCTTTTTGCACATAGGTTAAAGTGGGCTTGTTGGGTGTTACCTCCATCGATCCATCTTTCTTAATGTGTAGCTCAGATTTGCCACCGTCACCAACTATGGCCGGGCCTTCATACGGATCGTTCTTAGTTTTTCCTTTGAAGTATTTAGGTAGCGGTGTAGCAAGAACACGGGCTATCTGTGCGGCGCCTATTGTTCCAACAAGTGCAGCAAGGCCAATGTTTGCCGGTGTCCAGGGTTTAGCTCCTAATGCGCTTATAACGGCAATAGCGGTGGATTGTATAATATCGGCAATGTTTTTTATACGCTCATACCTTGCACGTTCTGTGTCTAATTGGCGTTTCCTTCTTTCGTATTGTTCCCGCTGTGTGTTAGCCCTTGCTTCAATAACTGCAATAGCGTTTGCTCGTTCCTGAGTATTGGCAATGGTCTGGTTTGCAACTTCAATATCTTTTTGCTTCTTTTTTTCTAAAAGGTCGATTGAATTTTGGATCTCGTTTTTCTCTTTCTCAATGCCAGCGGTGAGGAATGAGAAGGCTACTTCTTTTAATTCGTTGGCTAGTTCTTTGTATTTTTCATTCCGTTGCTTATCAATATCGTCCTTCTTACCGGACGCCTCATTGTAATCTACTACGTCCTGGTCCCTTAATTGCTTACGGATAGCCATTAATTTCTTTTCCGCTTCAGCCCTTTTATCAACGTCTAAATTTGAAAGTTCTAATAAATGGGTTTGATAATCCAGTTCAGCAAGTAAGCTGTCACGGCGGGCTTTATTTTCTATCCTTAATTTTTCTTTCTCATATTCATCCTTACTAATTATGCCTTTTTTGTACTGATCTGCAATTAGTATTTCTTCACGCTCTGCCCTGCGTTCTATGCGGCTGATTTCGTTATTAAAACGCTTCTCTGCATCCGCTTCTATACCCGTCTGGATTGAGGCTGTATCGCTTTCTCCCTGTGCTATGTCGGCATCATTGATGGAACGGCGAATACTTATAATTGCGTCTGCTGTTTCCTGTTCTTTGGCAATTAATTCACGGCTGGCTTTTTCGTTTATTAGTTTACGTTCTGAAGTGGTGAGCTTTGAGTTCTGTAATTCAAAATCCCTTTGAGCAATTACTAAAACTCTTTCCGCTTCAAATTGATCTAGACGGGCCTTTGTGCGTTCTTGTAGTGTGCGCCCTTCAGCTTCCGCAATGGCTTTGAACTCCGCTATTTTATCTTCCTGGTTAAGTTTCTCTAACTCAAAACGGGCTTTGCGTTCACGCTCTGCATATTCTAAAGCCCTGGCCGCTGCTTCTTTGGCAATATCCTTTCTCTTTTCGGCTGCTTTCTTTTCTTCATCGTTTTGTTTTTCCGCTTCTCTTTTACGTGCAAGGGTAATTTGTAAAGATGTTTGATCTATCGTAAACCTGTAATCATCATCTAGCTTTTTTAATTCCTCGTAATTTTTAGTAGCGTCCTCTAACTGTTTTTTTGTTTCATCGGTTGGATTGCCTTGTGCTGCAACAAGTGCATTTATATAAACGGTATTGGCTTTGTTTAGGGCTTCGGATAAATTATAAATCTTTTCTTGTGTGATTATAATATCCTGTTGCATTTTCTGAATATCAGTACCACCCTCAATGTCAATTCTTATCTTGTTTAAGGTGTTTGTTTTATCCAGTGCAGAATTTAAGTCGTTAATTCTATCAATAGCGTCCTTTACCTCCTGGTTCATATCTTCCAAAGAGTTTGCAGAATCTTCGGTCTTGCTGCTAAATAAACCCATTGCTGAGGCGGCACTACCCAACAAAACAAGTATTGCACCTATGCCTGTAGACAATAAAGCAATCCTAAACGCTTTGGTTGCTGTAGTGGCCCCGGCTGTTGCGAATGTGTATAAAGTTTGGTAAGCGGCTAAGGCTTTTGTTCTGGCACCTTCAAGAAGTAGGATAAAACTGCTTTCTTTTTTGAGTGCGTTTTGTATGCCTTGCAAACCGTTAAGGATAGTCATTACCGCTTGCAGCTTTACAAGTGTCTTTTGTAGTTCCTCGTTGTCGTCACCAAACAGAGCGACGGCACCTTGAGCAATGCCGTAAGCACCGGCTAAAGCCTGAGCGCCTTGTATTAATCCATCCAGTGTGCGTGTATCACTTCCTAAATTCCTAATGGTTTCTTTTAAGTCACCTACATTATCTTTTAGTTCCGCTGTTTCCTGTAATAAAGACTTATAAAAGTCGGTTGTTTGCAAACCCGCTGCCTGTAGTTGTTGTAAAGCCTTTTCGTTATTCCTTACTTCGGCTGTGGCACTTGCAAAACCGGCCTGTTGGCCCTGCACCAACTGAGTTAGTAGAGCTTCCTCTTTATTCAGTGAACGAAGTATTCCTTCAGACGTTTTACCCGTTTTGTTGTACTGATCCATCTTGGCCCGTACATCTTCTAAAGCCTTTTCAAGTGTTTTAACGGCACCTGAATAATTACCGATATTTAATTTCTGTTTTAGGTAAGCATCTGCATTTTTTTGAATGAATGCACCGTTTTTATCGATTTCTGTATTTAATTCTTTAAGCCTTGCCTGACCTTCTTTAGTAAAAAGATTCAGCTTGTTTCGTTCATCGGTAAGTACTTTAATCCTTGCTCTGGCTTTTTCTATTGAGCCGCTTTCTGCATCCCTTAACTCAATAGCGTTTTTAAGTTCTTTGTTTTGTTTCTGTATTTCAACCCTGTTGGCAACGGTGGCTTTGTTATAATCGGTTTGAATGGTTACTAATTTGGCTTCGGTAGCAAACCTTTGAGTTAACACGCTGTTTACCGCTTTTACACTCTCTGCAAGGGCTGTGTTTGCTTTAACACCTTCTTTAACACTTTCGGTTACTGCTTTGGCGTTTGTAGAGGTATTAATAGATATTTTAGAGGCGCTTAATTTGTTCATAGCCTCTAAACCTTTGTTAAGTTGATCCAGAAAGAACTTTGTGTCTCCCTCAATCCCCGCCCGGTCAATATATTTGTCTATTAATTCTTCAGCCATTTTTTACTATTTTGGGAATATGAAATATTTGTTGCTTGTGCTTTTGTTGATAGGATGCAACCGAAAAGAAAAGATTGTAGAGCGCCAAAAGGTTCTAACAAAAGAAATCAACCGGCTAAAAACCGAGGCATACAAACACCCGATAAAACACGGCACACCGCAAAGGGAAGTAGATACAAGTACCTTCGTTTTTATGATTACCCAGGCTGTTAAACTGGAAAGAGAATATGATAGCTTGCAGGTAGAACTTAAAAAATATTGATCGTTCATTTCTTTTCCATTTTTTCAATGTATTGGTTCAATCGTTTTATCCTGTTTGCCAGTTCAAACACAGTTATTGTGTCCTGTACCTGGTAGCCTACATGGTCGCTTAGGGTAATAAGTAAACTTTGATAATAAGAGTGGTCGGCAATAGCGCCGGTTTCTTTTTTTGCCATGCCTTCAATCTGTATAAGTTTCATGTCCATGTGTAGCTTGAAGGACTTTGAACGGCTGATACAGCTTTGCAACTCTCTGTCGTATTCTTCAGGGTTGTGAACATTGAACTTAAACTTATGCCTGAGTATTTTTCTTAGTTCGTCTGCGTACCTGTCAGTATAAACCATTGCCATCATTTCAACACAAAGGGCCACCTGTTCTATGATAAGAGCAAGCCGGTTAATTTCTTTTAAAAGAGACAGGTATAATTTATAAGACTGATCTCCTACAGCTTCAGCGTATTGGTTTTTTACTTCCTCCCAGGCGGTTAGTAGTACGTTTTCATCCGTACAAACACCGCTTTTAATTATCGCTGAAATGTTCCCATTAACGGTGCCGTCGATGTAATTTCTTAGGGGTAGTTCTGTTATGTTATGGTAAAGAAGAAACGAACTCAATAACGGGGTAGCTTCCGGCGATGGCTTCGCTGGCTGCGATGAAGCAGTATTCCGAGCCTTCTTTGTAAATCGCCATTGCTTTGCCATCTGTAACCGCTTTTAATTTGGCCTGTTGCCTAATGTTGTTTAGTTCTTCCTCGCCTATCTTCTTTATACAGTCAAAACACCACATACCTCACTTCAATTTTAAACCTGTAGCTGCTTCTATCTTCTTTTTGAACGTTGGCGCCGTGTATTGATCTTTATAAACAGCTTTCTTTTCATCATTCAAGCCGTATATGTCAGGATTTTTGCTTTCTATTTCCGGCCCTCTAAATGTGGCTTCATAGCCAATCTTTACGCCTTTCAATGTTGCCTCTATACTGTCGTGAAATGTTCCTACAATGAACAGGTTTGAAATACCGGGCTTCCTTTTTGGGTTTGGTGTTATCTTATCCTTCCAATCTGAATACGCCTTTGCTGATTTTAAACTTTTGAAATACGGATCACTTAAATAAGAAGGCATGTCTTTCCCCTTACTCGTCTTACCTTCTAACAGTTGCTCTTTATTAAGTGCCAGTAATCCCGGCAATGTTTCAGAAATAGTTTCTTCACAGATTTTATCCGTGTTTAATTGTTTGATCTTGTTATATAGTCCGAGTACTGTTACCATTTTATAAAAAAGGCGGCAGCATATACCACCGCCTTCATTCCAATCCACATACTAACCCGCCAGCATGACACGCTAGTTTTTCCTAACTATTTTTTTGCCGGTGCTTTCTTAGCAGAAGTATCAGCCACTTCTAAAATGTCAGCCGTTGTTATTGGGCCTTCAGGCTCAGGCTCTTTTACTTTTGAGTGAACAATGGTGTAAAGCTGTTGTAGCTTTTGTGTCCTTGCTTCATCATTCGCAAAAACATGAGCATTTTCTTTGCTGTCCATTGCAGTCAAAAACTCTGCTTCTGTTTTATATGAATTGATGATACCCTTGTTAAAACTTACACCTTCAAACTGTACCCCGTTTTTTTTCTTTGTTGCTTTTTTTGCCATGATTTAATTTTTAAAGATTAAACAGCTAATTCAATCCCTTCAATGCCTGGCACGTTAAGCGTGTCAAGTGTTGCAGGATCAACAAGGTTAACGGTAACTACTGCGCTGCCGAAAGTGATAGTCCAACCGCCATTAACAGCGTCATCTACTACTGTAGAAGGAATCACATCTGCACCGGCTGAAGTCTTACCTATCCATGCGTCAACGTCCGCTAACTCTGTGGTGTACATATCATGCAAATCCACATCGTTACCGAGTGAAGCATTTACAACCCTCGCACCGATTTTGTGAACGTTGCCAACCGAAGCGGCTACTTTGGAAAGTGTTGCATCTAACAAACCTTCCAAATCGTTTACATTAAAATCAGTAGAAACAAAAGCCGCAAAATCAAAGAAGTCCCTGGCGCTTACAAAAGAAACGGTAACCTTTGCTGTATTAGGGTTTGTGAAGTCACCGAAAGGCGCACCGCTAACGAAAATGTTTACATCGGTTCCGACAAATTCGTCGGCTGCGTTTACTTTACCCCAAACATTACCGTTATCATCAAATAAGAAAATAGGAACGGTTTGACCGTTGAACTTCCTTAATTGTTTTTCAAGGTTGGTGCCTATCAAAACATCAAACGTGTAAGCGGGTCTACCTTCACGCATGATTAATTTAACACCGTTGCCTAAAGTTGCCTCTGTGTTGGCTTCGGTGTTATTTGTTACCCCTACGATCTCAGGGAAAGGATATACTTTACCGCTGTCACCTGTTGCGAGGTTCACGGCTTCCAATAAATCTGCCTGGAAAGATGCTGACGTTAAGCCAGTCACCGGGAAGGCTGCACTACCTACGATAATCTTTTGAGGGTTACCTCTCCGAGTATCGCATTTTATGCCTCCTGTATTGGCTCCAACGGAACCGCAAAATGAAATATCTGTGGGCATTTTATTTTATTTTAAATGCGTTTAACAAATGTTTTTTACTCTAACTGTGAAATTTTGAATGTCTATTACATCAACAAAATGTCCTAATATGTTCGTTCCATCAGGCTCTAATTTTGCATAGCTTATATCTATGTAATCGTAGTCCTGTTGCCTGTCTATTTCAAAAGCCCGTGTTGCATACATGAATTGTTTTAATAACTCATTGTAAACAGGGTAAAGAATAGGCAGGTAAACGTTTGTTGTTCTTTCGTCCTCTGAATAGTTCATATCTGTATCATGGGCAATAACGAAATGGAAATTCGCTTTGCTTGAACCATCTAACAGGCTGCGTTTTTCTTTGAACGGAGTAATCAACCATATTATAGGGAACTTCTTAGGCTTGCCAGGATCTTGCTCTTTATACTGTAAGTTTTTCATTACCTCTGAGTGCCTGCCGTAATCGAAATACACAGTGAATGGGTTGGTAGGGCGGCTTGAAAAAGTTGTACTAACCTTTTCAACAACGGCCCTAACCAAACCCGGTATGTGTGTTTCTTCGTTCATAAATCAGAAATAACCGGGTTGATAAACCCGAACCTTCTCCAAAGGATGCTTGTTTCTGTCCAAACACCATTCAAATAGTACCCGCTTGCTTCCGGCGCTGTCCATCCGGGATAGTCAGATACATTTTCGTTAATGAAGGCTACAATTACATTGCTTCTTACCCAGCGTGTCATTTCGTTCCACGCCCTTGTAATTTTCCAAGACGGATTTTCCTGAGTGGCATTTTCCGCCGTTGGTTTTACTTCCCCTACACCTGTACTGAATGTGTATCTATCCCGCATGTAGTGGAAATAGACATAACATGCAATAGCTTCTTTGAGACCTTGTACGTCTTGTAAGGCTATCCATTGTTCAGGTATCGGGTCGGGATCAGTAACGACAATTCCAGCTATGTAATTAGCGTACAATGCAGCGCCAAGAAGGGCCAATAGAAACTCAGGCTCATATTTATCTATGAACCATTGTAACCGGGCCTCAACACTGGCGTTTGATGTATTAGCAATATCCAGCTCGCCCACGAAATATGTTTTGTCGATTAATGACATCTATTTTTTCTTAGCTGGTGCTGTTTCGGTTGCCTTGCCGGAAGCAATCAGCTTTTCAGCAAGTAAAGGGTGAACTTCCACTTCGTCACCTTCTTTTACATGTCCGCCTGCGCCGTTCTCTTTCTTTTTAGCGGCTTTAGCTGTCCAGTAGACTTTAACGGTGTCCGTACCACGAACCATACCTTCCGGGACTTTAGCAACCATTTTTGTATTTAGTTCTTGTGCCATTTTATTTAATTAAAGGGTTAATTATTATGGTGTTTCCAGTGCTGCTTTTACTGTTGAAAGCTGCGCCCTAACAACGGCACCCGTATAAGGTGTAGGTAACCAGTTTTTAGTGTACAGTTCAACAATTACACGGAAACGGTTTGTATCAAAGTCAGAAGAAACGGCAGTAACACCACTTGCACCGGAGGTTCCGATTGTAGCAATAGTGTAATCAATACCGTAACCCATACGAACAGTGATAGGCTCGTCTTCTACCTTAAATAAACCTCTTTCAGCCATTGTTACATAGCCAGCGGTTTGGTAAGTAGAAACGATAACATCAAAACCGAAAAGGTTAATAGCCCCTGTATTGTCCGCTTGAGGGAACAGGTATTGCCCGGTGCTGATCTTTGAAAGGCGCAATTTCCAAACGTCGGCAGGGTTTAACACCATAACGTTAGGAACGAAGTTTAACGCCTGCATTTGAGAAGCAATGGCCCCAACAGCATCATAATCGTTTGCGCCTTCAATTGCATCATCCAAAGCTGTAGATGTATAAGCAACAGCGGCAGCATTCAAATCAGTAACGATTAACGCTGTGTAATCTCTTACCAATTTATCCTGAATGATACGGCGAATGATGTTGTAAGCGTTGTTATAAAACTTCGCAAATTCCTCTGTAACCACATATTTACCGGCAATCTTTTTGGCCGTAGCGAAATTGCGCACAAGGGAAGTGCTAACCAGTGGCTTTAGCCCACCTTCAGCAACAACCGCGAAAGCACCTTCTTCGGTACCTTCTTCCAACCATGTAGTATATTTTTCCATGTCTGAAACCGTGGTACGATCAGCGATTTCATCAACAAAGAATTTACCGTAGCGTTTAGCGGCAAAGCCTGCTATGCTCATTGATTCAACCAAAGCAGCGGGAACGCTCTTTGTGCTTTCGTCAATAGTATTAGCGGTGGTCATGTTAGCGGCTGAACGCACAGTAAGCGTTATCTCGCCACGTTGACCAACAGCCATAAAACGTTTTTCTATTTCAGCTTTGTTAGCTTCTATAGCATCCATTAAAGGATTAACAGAATTATCAACAATTGATGTTCTGTTTTGCAACTTTTCAACTTCGCCAGCTATATTTTTCAAAGTTGTTTCCAGCTTTGTTTTATCTGTTTCGTAAGAGCGAAGCTGCTCAATCGGCAATGGTTTCAACGCAAGATTAATAAGGTTATTAACTGCATCTTGGTTCTGATAACCACGTTTTTCTATTTCATCCTTAGCCGCAATTTTTACTTTTTCGAGTAATTGCACTTGCTCATCGTCACCTTCGCCACCATCTGATTTATAGGCAGCATTTACGAAAGGACGAAGCCCTAAACGCCTGCTCTGGATTTTAGGCGCATAATTCACCGTTCTTGACGGGAATTTTAAAAATGCTTTTGTCATTTTAAACTAAAATTTTGTGTTAGATAATTATAATCGATGCCTCTTTTCTCCATCGGCTTTTCGTCTTTGAGCTCCTCTATTTGTTCAGAGGTGTCATCTTGAGCAAGCGATTTGTGACGGGCAATTAATCTGCGTAATTCGAGTTGACTTTTCTTAGGTAAGGATTTAATAAAAGATTCTGTTTCCTCATAAAGAAGTTCTTCTTCCTCTTCTACATTGCGCAAAGCGAACGTTGAAAAGTCCGAAGGGATGTAAGCAGTAGATATTTCGAATAATCTTGCTTGGAAAAACTCAACTAATTCTTCTTTCTCGTTCCACTCTATTGCACCACGTTCGAAAATTGGCAGAAAGCCATTTGAGAAATTATTGATAGTCCCACTTTTCAATTGTGTTAGAGCGTCATCAGCCCACGAAACATTATCAAGCGGTTTAGTTCGAAAGAATAAACCAACTTCATCTTCCCTTAATTCTTCAAACAAGGCCATCGCCCTGCCGTGGTTGTCTCTAAACTTTATTTCATAAGATGCACCACTACCAGGGCCGTTTTCTTTTATCGAACGTTCGAAAGCCCCTTTATGAAACCTTTCTTTATGGTTGTTCGTGCTCCCCCACACACACCCATATCCACAAACAATTCTTTCTTCAAGTAAATCAGAAAACTTTTCAAGTTTGCCGTCTTTGCTGATAGTTGAACTGCTGTATTGTATTGGTGCAGCCCTTCTTTTTAATTCAATAATTTTAGGATGCAGTTTCATTACACTACTTTTTTTAATGGTGTTACTTTGCCTTCCTCTTTATCTTCATCGGTTTCAGCAGGTGGCATTTTCATTCTTAGCATATTGCTTACAAGCTCCCTTTGTTCGTCATCCATATCTAACCATTTAAGTGAGTAGATAGGATCGGTTCCAGGCGTGCCGTCAATAGCTATAATAAATTCATTTAGAGAGCAAGCACCGTTTAAGAATTGTTGGATCTTAGTATCTGTTACTACCTTTTGCACATCTGCCTTTTCTTTCTGGTTTTCCTGTAGTACCTCAATATGTGAGTAGTCGGGAAATATGTAACGCCTGTAATTGGTTAGCTTCATGTAATTCGTCCAGCTTTCAGCATAACGTTTGGCCCAGGGTATGATAACATTTGTATAAAACGCCTTCATATCTGCATCGGCGTTTGCAAATGTGCTTTTGTCTTTGGATGGGATAAGGTGAGGCGGTACACGTAACACGGCATAAATAGCCGCTGCATCAGCAAGGGTTTCATTAAACGGTTCAAGCTCTTTAATGCTCATTGCCGTTTGCACCCATTGTAATGGCTGGCGTGTGATACCTACAGGGGATTTACCGGGTGTTATACCATAGGTTCCGTGGAAATCTTGTAAAACTTCGGCCTTTTCCTTTGGTGAAAGTGGAACATGCCCCGAAGCATCCGTCTTATTACCTACTAAGAAGCCCAAAGCGCCCCGTTTAATATAAATGGTGCCTCTTGCTTCATAAACGGGTATAAGGTTTCTAATGGCTTTCTCTGCACCCAATAACAGGCTTTTACAGTCGTTTAAATCCCAACCGCTATTTAATGAAAGGTGACAGATAGGAAGAACTTTATTAACCGGGAACTTTCTTTCCCTGCCGTTGCCTATTGGTAGCCTGTATTCATTCACGAAGTCGCTTAACTCCGTCGCCGTGTAGGGGTCAACGTTTTTCTTTAGGTCAACGGTTACTTTGTGCGCCGGTAGGTTAGACCATGTAATTATTGACTTGTATTCGTCAATTAAAGTATCTGGCTGATTAAAGAAGAATAGTTGCTTCCCTGTAAGTATTTCATAGCAAACTGCCTGATATACCAGGTCTTTATGAGAAACTAAAGGATTTGGTTTGGTGAAGAGACGGTTAAAATCTTCGTCTTTATAATCTACTTCATCGTTCCATTCTTTACGCAATTGCCAGTTAGCATCAGATACCCTTTTCGCTATTTCGTGAACAGGAGCAAAGACTTCAGGGAGCGAATAGAATAGCTCTATAAAGTTTTGTGATCCGTAAAAGCCATGCAAAAGGCTATGTAAATTATGATGAAGGCTTGCCGGTTCTTCGGTTGACCATTCATGGTAGAGGCCATCACGTTCAATAAATATCTTTTCAGGGAAGTTTTCAGACGAGGTTATATTACGGTGCTGGGTAGCAACGTTAGTTTCTTTAGTATTGAAGAATTTAGATAAAAAACCCAAATGTATACTGTTAGGTTCCTATTTATGGAACAATAACAAACTCAACCTGTCGGAGACAAAACTAATTATTGCTTTTGGTTGTTGGGTATAGGGATTTCCGCAAATGATTTGTGTAGTTTATTGAAATGGTATCTAATAGCCGTGTCTATGGCTCTTGCATCATTGAAAAATTCTTTGCTTACTTTAAATGAACCCCACCAACTTTTACTCCTAAAGAAAATCATATATCTATCCTGAGCCGTAAGAGGGTTGCATTCTTCGTCATATTCAGAAACAAAAACAGGAACGCCAAATTCTTTAGAATACTTGTCCCACTCGTAAATAGGAATAAAAGAATCATTAAGCTCAAGCCTTGCTTTTAATTCAGGGTGTTGTATCATTTTCTTTGGGGTGTGTTTGTGTACCTACAATAAGCTGATTTGGATAGTTAAACTGTTTACACAAATTATCTAAATCTTCAGTTTCAATATAATCGATGTGACAAGTGATTTCTTTATTCTCTTTGTCACCTGGCTGTTCCTCAAAACTTATATTGACTATTTCTTTAGGCATATTACCACAAGTTAAACGATTTTAAAAAATAAGTTGCTGCCATTGCTAAACTGTCGGGAGCATCGTCTTTTTTGCTTGTGCCCTCCCTCATGTATGAAGTAAGCACTTTCATAAACTTTCTATATTCCGGTGTCCAAAATTCCTCTTTCAAAAAATAGAAATGGTTTTTAATAAACGCTGATTGTGCCAGAATCCTAACCGCTTTGTTGGTAGTATTTTTAATTACCCTTATCTCACAATCATCATAACGTTCATGTACCTTATTGCGCACGTCTTTTGCAAATAATATCCAGGCGCTTACCCCTTCAATCTCACAAGCGTTTATCCTGTTGCTAATAATGCTTTCGACTATGGACGGGATATTTACATCGGTGCCGTTATTGTTGTAAAGAACATCCTTAACATAAATACCGTTGCCGTATAAATAGCAATCCGGGCCGCTTGTATCGTCACCTCCGGTATCAGCCGGATCTATTGCTTTATACTTAAAATCAGGATGGTCGGGTAAATCTGAAGGATCGAATAGCTTTAATTCAGACAAGGGGAACAGCAACCCTTTTACTTCTGCCGGTTGCTGCATGTATTCAGCATACCAGATAGTTTCATCTACTTCGTTCTTGATTTTTAAATATTCTTCTGTACTCTTTACGTCTTCGCAAAAGGATTTTCCGTTTTCATCTAAAGCAGGTATTGTAATTTCCAGGTCAATATCCCCGCTTTCAATAGCCTTGCCTATTACATCGTTCTTGCTCCACCGTGTGCCGATAAATATTTCCGGGCAACCCTTTTCTTTGCGTGAATCATGGCTGCCCTGTTTCCAGGTTATTACCTTTTCAGAATAGACCTCTGAAAGCGCCTGTTCAAATCCACTATAAAGATCATCGGTAATAGCAAGGTTCGCACCAAAACCAATAATATTAGTACCAACACCACCACCAAAGTAAGCCCCTTGTTTTGATGTTGTAAGGCTCCATCCATCAATGTTTTGCTTGTCTTCGGCAAGATTAATTTTAGGAAATACATTTTGATATTTTTTTTCTCTTATGATATGCCTTACATCGTAGCTGAACTTCCTGTAAAGGTGTGAAGTTACCGTATTACGCATGACGCAAAGTGTAGGGTTTCTTCCTAACCACCATGCACAAAATAGGGAAGTAAGATACGATTTGCCAGCCCTGGGAGACATGGAACATGAAGCCTTTTGAATATTACCCTCTGCTATTTCCTGAAAGGCTTGAGCTACTTGTTTTAAGAAAGGACGCTTAGTAAAGAACTCTTCGTCATAGTACAAAACGAACTCCCAGAAGTTTAGTTTAGCTATTGCCCTGTTTACTTGTTCGTCTATTTGGGTTTGTATGTCAGGGGTGGAAGTCAATTAAAATACCATTCCCCGCCTTTTAAAAACCAAAGGCGCTGTTTATAGATGAAAGATGTATCTGTATGCCATACACCAATTAAAACATTTCCATTGTATTCAAAATTCCCGAAACGGTATTTACTCTGGCTTTGTTCCATATTTAAGCTGATATAATTGTTCAAAACTCATCCCTTCAGCAACATTGACAGCAATAGGATTATCGGCGTCCCCTGCTATTTGAATAGGGAGTAGTTTTGAAGATAGTTTATAAAACTCTGTTTTGTTAGCTTTAGCCCATACAGATAGCTTTGCATCGGGATCGTCCTGTAATTCATCAAAGACCTGGGCAAAGACCTCTTTTACTGTCCTGGTGGCCTTGTTGGGGACACCCGCTACCCTTCCCCCTGTTTTTTCTTTTCCTTTCTCAAAAGGCATTCTATAATTTTCTACTTTAGAATAACAAAGTTATTTTTAGTTATTGCCTTCATAGTATAGGGATTTCCGCAAATTCACTCTATTAACCCTTGCTTAGTGGCAAACTTTATAACGTTCTCATTATTGGCATATCCCAGGTTCTTCCGTATCTTCTCTAAATAGCCTTCTACTGTTCTATGGCTGATCTTCAGGGCACACGCTATTTCCTTTTGGGTGCACCCATCGGAAAGAAGCTGTAATACTTGCTGTTGTTTCTCTGTTAGTTGTTTCACATGATTCTATTTAAGTTCTTTTATGTTTAATTCTATTTTTGTTCTATGGCTTATTTCTGATTCACTTTTCGTTAATCTGGATAAGGCTTCTTCGCACAATTCTTTTGTTCCAAAGCCCATACAAAACACAAGATTTTCCGTTCCTCTTATGTTCTTTTCAAAGTCAATGATGGTATAAACAGGCGAATCTTTTAAATCATTATACGCTTCCATGAAAGTTAAATAACCGCCCCTCTCAACTTCAAAGTGCAAAAGGTCTGCGTCTATTCTTTTATTCAACTTCCGAGTGCAAACAGCGAACCTTTCGTTAGCTGCCATAACCTCAAAAGGAAGGCTATCTTCTAAAAACCATACTTTACTACCTAATGTCATGGGTGAAGTTCTTTTATGTACTCGGATAGGGTTGTTTGCCTTAGCCAGTGGGTTACGTCTGGAAGTATTAAGCCTTTCTCGCATCCTGTAGAGCCGTTGGTAGCAAAGCCTTCACCAAAATATCCATTACCACCGCCAACACCTGCAAGCATACAGGTTCTACTATCCAGATATGCCGCTTCCTCTGGAAAGGTTACGCCACCATCATAACTAACCAATACTTCATCGCCTATTGACGGTTTTATTTTATCTTTTACCGATACAGGCACATATATTACCTGTTCTCCTAGTAAGGGGTTGTTGGTTATTTTGTCGGCTTCGGTGGTACTATTAAGTAAATTAACAACAGCCTTTGCAATGTTTTCTTGTGTCTGTATTGCTTCACTGTCTGATAATATGTGGCTTAAACAACCCCACCCTCTTACCTCTAAAACAATGTTCCCGTCACTGTCTAAAATATAAGAGCCTGAATCTTCGGCATACTGGAAAGGTTGCTTAAAATGTTTCAGGGCCGCTTCCAGTTCTTTAATGCGCTGTTCGTTGTCCATTGGTTTTAGTTTTTACGGTAGAATAATTGGTTGAATAACATAATTTTCCTTCCAATTGTACTCCATCTTTTTAGCATATTCTTTTGTAGTGTTGATAGCATCTTGGGCATCTTTCTTTGTACTAAATACCGCTGGTTTGTCTGTACCGTTTTTTCGTCCCAATATTGAGGCCATCCATAATATATTTTCTTCGTCAACGCTCATAACCTTTAGCTCATCGCCGTAAGGTGGTTCATTGAAAACTAAAAAGGCTTCCATCTTTATTATGATTTAATAGGTTTTGTTATCAGCTTTGGTTACTACTAGCATCGCCTGTTGCCACGCTCGGCTTATCGTTCAGAACAGCATTGAGCATTTTTGCTGCTGCTTCAGCCAATGCGTTTACCGCCTCTATCATTTCAGGCGTAGGGGTTCCAATAAATGTTGCGCTTCCCTTGCCGCTTTTTAACGCATAAGATTTATAGTCGTAAGGAAATTTTTTGTTCTTATTCATCATTTTAACTTTCAAATAGGTTTAACAACTACTACCCACCACTTACCCCATGTGGTATAGTTATATATTTTTGTTACTGGCATTTGTTCCTTGATTTAGCTGTTGTTGCGTCGCATTACGTTCAGGGTTCGGTAATTCTATTCAGGTAAATCAATAGGGCTGCCTATAATTGATAAAGGGTATTTAATTCTGGGGTTTGCCTTCTCGCACCATTCAACCGTTTTTTCTAACACATCTTTAATGGTTTCAAATCCACCAAAAGAGCCGATTTCTACATCGCCCCTATTGATAAATACATTATTATCACCTGCGCCCCAAAACTGAAACGATATGTCGTATTGGAAAGCCCAAAACTCAATTTTGGTTAAGAGCAAACCAACACCAATTCTATCCCATGTACTAGGGTTAAGATTGTAATTTTTTAATCCGTCTTTTTCTCCGTATGGCATATACTATAGTTTTAATTTATTTTACTGGTTCTGCGCCCCCGTGTTTTGCAATGGCTTCTTTGGCTATTGCTCCGTTTAACAACTCAATTAAAATATCGCCATGACAAGATTGAGGCTTACACCAACAACCAAGTGTTTTACCCTTTAATTCATGTAAATCTTGAAGCAGATGTTTGCCGTTGCCATCTGTTATCCATTGGCGGTATGCTTCAATTGCTTCTTCCCTTGTTGGTAAAATAAATTCAGCCTTTGTTCCAGTCTTATGAGTAAAAGGATTGCCCCACTTTGACGGGCGGCCTATATACACATCGTATTTTTCTTTTTTACAATGAACTACTTTCATATAGCTGCTTTAAGCGGTCGTTTTCTTCTTGCAATAATTTTATTGTGTCCTGCGCGTAGATAAACAAAGCCCTTAAATGCTCTCTGTTGGTTTCAATGTTTTGCTTTTCTTCAATGTGTTCGGCCTCTGATTCTACTCTTGCAACGTTGGCTTTAAATAATTTCTCTTTTAATTCTTGCTCATTGTCTTTTGGTTTTGATGCTAACTTTTCTGCAATCTTTACAGCGACTCCATTTGATTGAGGGGCTAGGGAGTAGCCGTCCACCTCTAAATTGTTTAGGTCATTTGCGTTATTGGTGCCGCCCCAAAACATTTCCCCGCTTCCTAATAAGTAACATTCAACTGCGCCATTGTCGGTTCTGTACTCCGATTTAAGTGCAATAGAGCCTTTGTAAGAAAATAAAGAACCATTTGGTAAATCAATTAATTTCATAATTCCCGTTTAACTAAGATTAAATAAAGTGTTCTGCAATTATCCCTTTCGGTATTGGAGTAAGTTTCATCTATTACCTTTTCTAAATACTGACATCTAAGCTGCCAATATATTACGCTATTGAAAGCCACAGTTTCGGCTTCTTTCTTCAAATCGGCTAAATGCGGACGGGCAAACGGGTCTGGAAGTAATTCATACTCTTTGCCGTTCGTGTTCATGACAATTGTATGAAGGTCTTTTTGTAACCGCTGTTTCTCGCCCTGCATCTTTGCAAATGCGGCCCGGCTCACATACTTACCTTTTTTATTTTCCATAACTATTTATTTTACTGGTTCTGCGCCCCCCGTGTTTTGCAATGGCTTCTTTTGCTTCAAATGAATACTTGGTTACTTCATGGCAACTGTCGCAGATTAATCTGTTATCCCTAACTCCAAATTCTAAGGTTTTATTAGGGCTGGCACAATAAGGACAGTTCCAAATAAAACGCTCAACTATCATTCGGCTTTGCTGGATTGTAAACCCGATTCCGTGTGTGATGGTTTTAATTTCCTGTTTCATATTTGTCTATTATTTTAAATATTAGCTCTTGCTGTTCTTCTGTAAAAATTGAATGAGACATTTGCTTATTAACTAGATCAGCATGGATAACCATGTTTAAAACATCTACTACCTCATGCGCCTCTAGCAGTTCATTGTCTTTTGGCTCTTGCAGCTTCTTTATTAAATAAATAGCTCTTTCTGTTGGGTCGCATGGCTCATTATTCCTATTTAGGGGTGCTAAGAGGTTTGATTTATCTAATTTTTCAACTGCTGCTCTTAGCCTGTCAAAATATTTGAAATAGGCTATAGGTGTACACATTTGAACCTCCTTATCATCATACTCAATTAAAACGTGAATAGCTGCTTTCATTAGCTCCTCCCAATCATCGGGTATAGTTACTTGTTGGAGAAATTCTATATGCATTCCCCTTGATAACCATCCTTTAATGTTTACAACAAACAAATCATCAAAATGCCACTTAGTATCGTCCTCATCCCTATACCGAACAGGGATTCTTTCATCTCCATCTTCCGGCAAATTATTTTCTGTAGCTTTTATAAATTTGTATAGTGGTTCCATATTTGTTTTTTATTTAGTCAACTTTTTACCTATTTGCAAACAGAAGTACTCCACACCCTCAACTGCTCCCCATTCGCTTTTGCCTGTCCCTATTCTTATCCCGTTAAGCTCATAAGTTCTTTGTGGTAACGATGGGTGAAAATGCCCACCTCTGGCAAAATGAACATGGGTAAAATCTTTAAAAGTGTAGGCAGCTACTTTGTGCTTATCCATAAGGTCGCCACCAATTGAGCCTGCATGTTCATTGCAAAGCCTCTTAACCCAAAAAGGTTTTATTTCCCTGTATTCTTCCAGCTTAATTAATTCATCAATCATGTCGTACCATTGAGATTTTAATGTCAGATGTAACACTTTCATATTCCTATAATTTTTAAACAATCTTCCAAACTCTCCGCTACTGCTATCTGACCTTTCCACTCAACCACTCGAAACACTCGTTTTTTTCGCCTTTCTACCTCTCTACCTTTTTATACCCTATTTTTCAAAAATTCCCTTTTTTTATAAAAGACTAAGGCAAATCGAGTGTTTCGAGTGG